TTCACTTTTACTGAATTTAGACTACAATTAATTATACACTAATTTTAAGATAATACAAGAATTTAATGCAAATTCTACTGCTATCACTGCATTTAATAATGTTCATTATTAAATGTTTCCTTGAAATATTCCCGTTTTTTAGCATCATCTTCAAGATCCAATAATTGTGATTTTTTGTAAAATAAAAATCACCCTGGAATATCCAAAGTGATTTTATAAATGGTGCGGGTGGGCGCACTCCAATACAGACACCACACCCACTGATTTGTTCTGGACTAAGAAAGTTGAGTTCCTTAAAAAGAACTTCCCAAACAAGATTTAACGCTTGTTTTCTTTGTAATATTCTAATGCGTCATCCGCTAAATCAATTATTGATTTTCTGTAGTCTCTAATTAATCCTTCTTTTTCTGCCACTGTGTAACCGCTGTTCTTTTCCGCTGCTCTTATCATATCCCAATACTTATTTATTCTACTGTAATTAAACTTGAATTTATTTTGAATTGATGGATTATAATCTTTGGTCTTAATTCCATCAGAATCATACACATTCTTAGCTTCATTTAACTTTTCCTTTATTTCATAGAAATCATTAATTGAATCGTTGCTATAAATTGGGTCTGCTGTAATTCTATTCAGTAGAATTTTTTTAAGTGGATCTTCCGATGGTGTTGTCATTGGAAGAATAACATCACCTATGATTCCTGTTAATTGGTCAATCATATAATCAATGTTCTTTGGTGATGAATAAACTCCCAAGGCATTAGGAATAACTTTTGCTACAGCAACAGCTAACCTGCTCGTTTTGTCATCATACTGATAATCAACTGGTTTTGCAGCTAAGTTGTACGGAACTATTGGAGCGCCAGTCCATGACTTGTTCATTGCCACTTCTGCAATCGCCCATCCTACAGGCTTAACAGGTGGTACAAATACATTCAAGAAAGTTTTATCCAGTTTTGCAAAGGGATCATCCTCTCCTGCAAAGTATCTAAACATCCTATCTTCTAATGTAGAGAAAATAAAAGCAAGTTCCCTAGGTTTTGGTGTTCTCCAAAACATGTTTGTACCTGGTATCTTAATTAACCAGTAATTGTCTCTAATGTTCTTGGCTATCTTCTTGTAATCGTCATCATCCCTATAATGCCAAGCAAGGGCCAATGTAGGTAAAGTCAGAGTTAAAATACCCTTGGTTATAGCTTCTTTCCTGGTTTCTTTATTCTGTGCCATTCTTCCCAATTTATCCAGTCCTTGAAGTCCTGCATTCAGAAAAGGTACAACCTGGGCTATTGGATAGTTCATTATCAAGCCTTTTCTCAGGAAGTTAAGTGTTACATCTCCCGACTCATAAAGAGCTTCCATAGTTGCATCGTGATGACTCCAACCTTCTGCTATTTTCTTGTCATAAATCTTATAGAATTCAACCTGTCTTGGTGCAGACTCAATTGCATCGTTGAAGTGTTCAATGGCTTGTAGTACCTTGTGCATCTTGCCTTCTTTTTCAAAACCAAACTGACTCCTAACTTCTTTCATCATGTTCTTTTGGTTTCCAGACATACGAGTACCAAATCCACCGCCAACAGTTCTGTATTCTTGATTCTTTTCATCGTGCGTTATTACTGACTTAAAACTCTTACCGAGTCCATAAGCATACTTGACTGGATTGTTCTCATGGCCCTGGATAAATCCAGTTGGAATATCACGAGGTAAGTTTGATAACAGTCCGAATATGATGTTCTTGGAGGTGATAACATTAGTAAACATTACCCTAAGTTTTATCAACGCCTTAAACACGCTGTCAACCTGAACCGGCGACATTCCTGCCAATGCTTCATGCAGGAAGATATCATTAATCTTATAGAAATGGACCTTGTTGTCTCTATCGATAACTGTTAAAACTTCACTGTCTTTACTATAACTACTTGCGGTAAACCATTCTATAGTATCGTCAACATATCTTTCCATTATGTCTATTGGTGAGTAGTCTCCATCGAGGAAATCTTCCAAGACTTCGTGTATCTCTGTATCTTCATCAAAGTTTTCAGTGATATAATCCTTAACACCATCCAGTATCTTGTCAACATTTTCCATATCAACACCTTCACTCATTAGTTGCTCAGATACCTTTTTCTTAGTTCTCTCAGTTCCAAACAACAACGATGATAGGTGCTTGTCGGTTAGCTGCAGTCCATATGTCTTTGTGAAGTAATCGTTTAGGAATCCTATAGCCATAGATGTTTTCATTTCCCTGGCATCATAACTATGATATTCCATCGGTCTATTAATCTTGTGGTAAAACTCTCCAACACCGTCGGCTCCTTTCTGGTGAAGGTCGTGCATTGACAACATAACTTCTCGCTTAAGCTGTGCATCAACAATTTTGAACACCTGAGTAATCATGCTTTCTAATGGGTTGTACGTATTCATTCCATTACCTGATTGACTCAATCTGTTAATAGGAGCAGACTGGTTACCAATGCTACTTTTATTCCTAACTTTGATGAAGTCACCATTAGGACCTATTGTATAGCCTTCGTTTACTCTAAGCATAGGAACATAATGAGGATATTTTTCAAGCATCTTTTCCCAGGATTCCTTGCTTATGAATCCGGTATCAACCATCCACGCCTTCATAAACTTGTTCCACCATTGGTATAATTCTTCTGCAGTTTCTTTAAACTCAGGATGAAGTTCTTCCATAGCTTCTACTTCTTCCTTTACCATATCTAATGTAAGTTGTGGTGAATACACCCTATGACCTATTCGCATAAGGTCGTAAGCATGTTTATTCTTAAGGTAGATGACAAATTTTTCTTCGTTTTCAACAACGTCCTTCAATACATCGATGAAAGTTTTTCCATCTATTATGTTTGAATAAGGATCACTTAATCCTGTTTTAATACCTGATTTAACTCCACCCAACATACCTGAAGCAATTGATTGTGCTTTTAATGTTCTTCCTGCCAATCCGGAAGGGTCGTTACTTGGCTTTAAACTTTCTCCGTTTATCTTTTCTGCAAACCTAGAAAGGTTCGCTAGTCCCAAGTTGCCCTCAAACAGAAGTGCATATAGTCTCATTTTAAGGTACTTGGCTTTATCTTTGAAATTTCTACCATCACTATTTTCTGTATGACTTACAATCGTACTACCGAACATCTCAGTTCTACTAGCTTTAGTGAAATCAGACATATCCTTTTGTGTTTTCTGCACTGCTTTCAAATCTGTCTTGTCAAGCAAACCTTCAAATATGTCATAAAACTGTGAACCGAAAGTTTCTGCAGCTTTAGGATCAACGATATACATTTTAAAGAATTCTGCTATGGCTTCTCCTGGAAGCAAGTTCTCTTTATAGTTCTTCTTGAAATCATCCGGAAGATTATCAACCATTTCCTCAACTGCAACATCGTTACTTTCCTGTAAATCATACTTACTATCCAGGTGATGGCCTATCTCGTGCATAACAACTTCAATGTCATTGTCAAACTTAATCCTTACAGTCTTTGGAACCAACTCATAATAGCCAGTTGCTTTCCTTTTCCTGAATCCTCTTGTATCAACAGGTAGTTTGAAGTGACTTGCAAGTTCTGAAATCATTCTGTTGAAACTTTTAATTTTCTTCTTCTTGTCACCTGCAACAATCCCTTCTATAACACTGTGGAAAACAGACTTTCCAGAAGAACCATAGTTGTTTCTTATTTCGTCTTGTTTAACTTTTTCGCTGTTTCCAAGTTCCTTGTCCACTTGTTTGCTAGTGAACTTTGTTCTGATTGCGTCAATGTTCTTGAGCTTTTGGAGCTGCTTTGCTTCACCTTCTGTGAGTTCATTGATTGATTCATCTATCACACCTCTTTCTTTTAGTTCTGTTTCGAGTGCAGCCATGCCGAATTTTTCATTTAACATTGTCTTGGTATCTTCTGTCACATTAAGATTGTTTCCATTCTTTGATTGAGACAATGTGACAACATCAACAACTATACCACCGTTATCTTCAATGAACTTCTTCATTTCATTAATGGTACTTCCCATGGTAAACACATCATCTGTTATGATATATTCTCTTCCAGGAACAACAAGGCCTGTGAATATCGGTTTATCTGCAATCCTTTCAATGGCACTCATTTTAGAATCTTTATGCGAGTTCTCTTTAATAATGTTCAAGTCAAGCTCAAGTCCTGAATACTTAGATACTGCATTAGAATAGGCTACTGGTATAGAATTATTAATGTTATCTGCATCTATAACAGGTGCGATGTAAGCGTGTGGATATTTGACTGCAAGCTGCTTCATGCTATCTTTGTCGATGTTTTGGTCCACAAGTCTTACGGCTGCGTTTAAATTGCCACTTCTAGCCTTCTCATAAGTTGCTACGTCCTTCTTGACCTCTGTAATATCCTTGCTTGAATTGACAAGGTTGTTGAATGTGTTTGATTCTACTTTGTTGAATGAGTTTGTGTTGTCAACTTTTGAAGTCATTCCTTTGAAACCATATTTATCAACTAACTTCTGAGTAATGTCAACAGCCGTATTCGTAGGAATAAAATACCTTGCCCTATATTGTATCATTTCCTTGAATATACCCATTTTTTTCAAGTTGGCTTCGTGCTTATAAATATCATCCCCAATTAATTCAAGCCTATTTTCATTAGATACTCTTTTCTTTGTAACTCTCCATCCATTGCGTTTGAACATTAAAAAGTTACCTGTGTCCATAATATCTTGCAGAGCATCTTTGATGTTCACCTGTTCCTTTTGTGTATTGGTGCGGTTCTCGGTAACATCAACGTCCAAGGCTTTCAATGTAAGATTAAGTTCCTTTTCTCTTACAACTCTACCTAGGAATTGTTCTCCGCTATCTGTGACAGTTCTCATGATCTTGAATTTAGAAGTAGGAAGTCTTTTCCATATCGGCAACAATGCACCTGTTATCATATGCACTTCTTTATACTTCATTTCAGGAACACTATTAAGGCCTTCTTTCCAAATCGACTCAGCTTTATCTTTGTCTTTGAGTTCCGACCAGTTTTCATTGGCCTCAAATTCTGTTTTCCCTGCGACGGTATTTTGATAATCAGCTTGCCCTTGGATTTTAATTCTTTCGACCTGGTTTCCGTTGCCATCTGTTTTTACAATGCCAGTTCTAAATACAGCTCTTACATTACCACTTATCTTATTAACATAAAAACCCATGAATTTCTTTTGCTCGTGGTCTATTTCTTCAAATGCTATTTTTTTCACAACGCTTCCTGTTTTAAGTTTTACATAATCAGTCGTTGCGTCCATTCCGGGATATGTCTTAGCAACAATTTTACTTTCGACTTCAACGCTATCAGCTTTAAGGTTTTCCATTCCCTTGTCAAAAGTTCCGTCCTTCAAAGCTCTTTCTATAAAGGTGTCCATTCTGCTTTCAAACTCCTGGAACAATTTGTTTTGAAATGATACCGGTGTAGCAAGAACTCTATTCAAGAATTTTGATATTTTACGGAGATCATCTCCACTCTCTGGGATGTTGCCGTTTTCATCTAACATATTAGACATTCCAAGTTTCTTGAAAGTTTCTTCTTTTTCAAACCCTGCAACCCTATCGTTCGCCAAATCTTTATATAATTGATGCAAGGCATCTTTCGCATAGTCACTCTCGATATTATCAGTTGCGTTAAATACACCAGTGCTTCCAGTTTGTCTTTGTCCTTTTGTCAAAGCTCCTAATTGGTCAAGTCTCTTTGCTATTGTTGAAATGAATCTTTTCTCTCCCGCAATGTTTGTAGTTACAAGAAGATAATAAGGAGGTATTCTCTCAAAACTTCTATGAGTACGTCCAAATCCTTGAATCGCATCATCGGCAGAATAACCACCTTCCATTAATATATGGACTCTTTTTTCTTGGTTTTTGAACTTCAAACTAGCATGAAAACTAAACCCTGTTCCTCCGGCTTTTGTAAATAGCAAAATTCTTTTTCTACCGCTATTGAATTGGTCAGCATCATTCTTACTTGCATTCTTCCCACGTTTACGGAGTTCTCTTTTTTTATTACCATATTCATCAACTACACTTACGACTTGTCTCTTTCTTCCAGATACTTCGGCAATGTTTTCATAACCCAATTCATCGTACAACATTGTCAATGGATCTTCTGGGACAGGTAGTGTTGCTAAATCTTCTATTAGTTTATCTCTTCTTGCTACCGATTCTGGATTAACAACATCATTTCCTTTACTATCTTTGACAGGTTGCATTCTGATATTTCCGTGTTCATCCTCGATTGGTTCGTATTGAGTTACCGGGAATGATTTTTCAAGATAGTTTATCAACATATCTCTTGGAGATAAGTCTAAATCATCAAGATCCATTCCTTCGTATGCTTTTGCTATCTTCCTATTTGTAGAAGCTTCAAAGGTTCCTATTGTTTGTAGGACAACTGAGTTCCCTTTTTCTAACTGTTCTTTAGCTTCGGCTATAATAGTAGGCATTTTAAATGAAGTTACTATCTGATTAAAGAATCTTTGATTGTATCCCCAGAAAGCAGACAAAGCACTTGATTTCTGTGAACTTCCACCCTCTGTTTCCTCAATCGCTGCATATACATTATCAAGCACAATTCCCCAAGCTTCGGCCATTTTGTCATAAACTTTATTTTGTGTATTGGTCAATTTATGTTCTTTTCTTCCGTATTGAACACCATCATAACTTAAAGCCCTGGCAATATACACACCCATAGCCTTCATATCTCTAGCAACAAGTTCCATTGCAGGTATGCCACCTTTTTCAAGTTCTTCTATGAATTCATGGACAGTTTCAAAGTTTGTATCTCCACCCCATAACCCTAGTCTTTGCGCATATCCAAGGTTGCTTACTTCTGTAGCTCCGGTTGCAGATACATACACAATCCTAGCTTTTGGGAATAACTCATTTAAAATAAGTCCAGTTCCACCTATGTCAGAAGCTTTGGTTTTCCCTCTTGTACCTTTTGGCGGTACTGCTGTTTTCATTTTATGCGCTTCATCAAATGCTATTACACCATCATAGTCTGGTCCCAACCAATCATAGAGCTGTTTTATTCTGTTTCTTTCAGCGAACTGAGGATTAGAATATTTTCCTTCTTCTAAAGAAACTTCTTTCTTGTATTGGTCGGATAAAGTTCCGTAAGTGGTAAGAAGTACACCTTCTGTTTCTGTTATTTTAGTACCTTTTTTATTATCACTTATTTTTATGACATTGGATGGATAATTAAGATCGTTCAAATCCCTTGCTGCATCATCGAAAAGTCCCTGATTAGGAGTTATCCAAACAGCTTTCTTTCTACCTTTGGCAAAGTTGTCAAGAATTATGCCTGTGATTTCTCTACCTTTACCAACTCCTGTACCGTCACCTATGAAGAATCCTTTTCTGATTCCATCTTTTAACATTTGCAAGTGAGCTTGTCCGGCATAAACGATAGCTTCTAATTGTGGCAAAGATAATGCCCCGGTCTTGATAAGTTTTTTATCAATAGACGGAGCATAAGTTACATCTGGTGGATCAACCGCACTCATGGCCGCACTTTCTGCAAGTACAGATGGATGGTCTTTCGCACCTTCGATTTTCAATTTTACCGGAACATAGTTTTCAAATATGGACTCTGTTAAATCCTTGCTACTTGTTTTTTTATTCTTCTTTTTCTTGTTAGTGGTTTTTATTTCAGATTCTTTTCCCACCACTCCTTTTCCCTTGGTAGCATTTCCAGATCTTCCATCTGATTTAGTAGGTGACTTGTCAATAGTTCCGTCATTTCTTCCTTGGTCTTGCACATCTGCAGCTCTTCCATCGTCAACGCCATTTCCTCGTTGTCCGGTCTCAGAAATACTGCCATCGTTTTTTCTGGAACCCACATTGCTTCCATTTCTTCCATTATCGGAATCATCTGTTTTTCCGTTGCTGATTCCATCACTATTTGCAGAAGTGGAACCGCTCTCCAAATCATTTCTCCCCTGAACATCTTCATTGCTTCCAGATTCATTGGGTGATCCATTACCTTCATTAATCTTTTGTGCATCGTTAGTTGGTATTCTTCTTTCATCTCTTATTCCCCCTAAATCATCTATCAGTTTGTTAAGATTTTGATAAGTACCTGTCTTGGTCCTTTCGGTTGTTGGTCCTATTTTATCTATGACAATTAATTGAATATCATATTGAGTACCATACTTCTTATAATTCTTACCATCAACAGTTACATTGGCTTTTACATCATACTCTGCCTTGATTTCTTTCCACCAGGCATAGAATGACTTTTTCTGTTCTGCCATTCCGTTTCCAGTAAGAACTATCAATCTTCCGTTTGGCTCTAACCTTTTAAGAGCTTGTTCAATATGTTTCTTGGCATTTGCGGTCGCATTCTTGCTCATACGAGTTGTAGCACTAAAAGGTGGGTTCATAACAACCACACTAGGTTTAACATCTGCAGGAAGAATATTATTAATCTGCTCTGCATTTTCAGTGAAGTATCTATCAAAAGGCAATTGATGGAGAACTTCATTCCTTCTATCACTTATCTCGTTCACATAAACCTCTGCCCCTGCTTTCTTGCCCCATATAGCAAGACTACCAGTTCCGGCACTTGGTTCAAGGACCTTATCATTAGTTGTAATATTTGCAAGCCAGTTTACCACATATGCTATATTTGGTGGTGTTGAGAATTGTTGCAGCTTAACCATATCGTCTGTTCTCTTGGTCTGAGTAGGGATTTTATCAAGCATAAACTCAATATGTTGAAGGACCAGTTTGGCATCGTCTATGTTGGAAGTGAATTCATAACCGCCAAATTCAAGTATGTATTGATTAACCGCAAGCTCCATAGCATCGTATAGATCCTTAATGTTATAAACATTATCGCTCATTGTACCACCGAATATATCGTTAGCACTCTTGTAAAGATTTGATATATTTACTTTCTCTTTAGCTCTAAGTTTTTCAAGAACAATATCTGCTAATTGTTGATATTTATTAACATCCTTAGAGGATTCTTCCTTCTGGGGTTTAACTCCCATCAACTCATAATCATCAATATCCTTGTCGCTCAATTCCTTGTCATACTCAACATAACCCCATGCTTCACGACCTATCTCGTCAACAAACTGTCTCTGGTCAAAAGCTACTACCTTAGTAGTCCCTTTAGGATGTGTACCCATTGAAGGTGGTCTTTGAGTTAAGTAGTATTTATGAGGACCTTTCTTTGCTTCAATTATATCACTTTCTGAATCTGTATTCAAATTAGCATCAGCCTTCTCTTCTTTCTTAACTTCTTTTTTATCCTTGGCCGCCTTATCCTTTTTCCCCGCCTTGTAGATTTCATCCAGTACAAATGGTGGGAATTCAATTTCTAACTCGCCTTGCTCCATAGTGGTATATATTCTTTCTCCACTCAAACCTCGGTCATAATACTTATTGAATAGTTTAATCCAGTTTTGGGTGTACTCACTTTCCAAGTTGTTGATGTCTGCATTTATATATTCATTGCCAGACCATTTCTTGAATGCTGCATTACCAGCTCTCCCGAACTTGGTGTTGAGTTCTTCTGTTTCTTTTTTAGTTTCAGTAAGTTCCTTAACCTTGTTAGTTTCTTCTACTTGTCCGCTTGTGACTTCGACAATAGCATTTACAACATCGTCAATCTGTTTCATCAACGGTTTTAAACTCTTGCCAAATGGTGAATTTTCGTTATCGTTAGCCAGTGATACCGCATAATCATATTCTCCCCACAACTCAGAGGGAGCATCTGTACCTTGAATAAAATCATTATACAAGTCTTTATGGATATTGACTTTGTTTTGTTCTCCCCAAACGATACTAGATTTTTGCGTTTTCAACATTCTTCTTAAGGAATTTTCAACAACTCGTCTGCCCACAATCCATTCGTTTGAATCTTCTTCAAATGTAAGCTTACCTAAGATTGTATTTACAAGTTCGTCGTTTTCATTACGCTCAAATTCATCTCTGAAATCCACAAGGGAATCCATTTTAGACTGTTCTTCGGGTTCTAACTCACTATTGATAAGCTTATCAACAAACTCTTTTTCACCATATTTCTCAGAAAGTTCATCTTCAAAATCATCAATAGAATTTTGTGCATCTTGATAGGAAGTGTATGGATTTTCTTTTGCTTTGGGTTCTGGAAGTTCTTTCGCCCCTTCGTTCTCGGTCTTAGAGGTCGATTCTTCTTTATTTGTCTCCTTTGAATAATCCGATATAGCAAGGTCCGCTACTGCTATCTTCTGCTTCAAATCATCAGTTACAAGGCCGTCAAGTGCCAACACCCCTTGATTACCTAGCTTCATAATTGATTTATTTTCCCTACCATTAGTCATCCAGTAAACCAATTTGCCACGATAAATTTCCCTGGTTAATAAAAGTTCTTCATATGTTTGTTCAGAAAAATGTTTATCGGTTCCAAGTTTTCCAGTCTGCTTGAAATCAACATCATTAAGCCTTATTGCTAAATCAGCTACCCTTTCATCATCACCTCTCCAAACAAGGTCTACGGCTTCATATGTGTGCCCAACTTCTGGAACAACATTAACACCTCTTAAGTTTTCTGGGATGTAAAGCTTAGTGCCAGAATACTGAGCATAACCATTTTGTCTTAATACACTTTTTATAAGAGAGTGTGGATTGCCGTCAAACTTGAGTTCAAACCCATTTCCTTTTTTAGTCTTTGTAACTTTCGCATCATTTATAGAGTTCTTTGTTATTTTCTTGAAAGCGTTAATGACCTTACTTCCTTCTTCAACCATCTTGTCAAAGAGTTCTTTTGCTTTTGTTTTACCTTCCTCTTTTTTAGCAAGATATTTCTCATCGTTCTCAAACTCTGTCACAGAATTTTCTTCTGGTCTTGCATCAATCTCTTCTTGCACTTTTTTAGCAATTAAATCATCTAGCTCGTCAATTCTTTTGTTTGTTTCTGCAATGTTTTCTTTATCTCTGACCACCGTATAATTAATAAGATCTTTCAGTAATTCTTTTCTTTCTGCATCAAGTTCATCTAAAGTAGAAGTTTCGTCTACTTTCGTGGTATTTTTTTTATTAAGTATATCTAACCGAGCGTCAATATGCTTGATCATCTTATCAATATAAGCTAATTTATCAGGGTTTGCAGTTTCCTTGTCTTTTAGAAGTTCTTTCCTTTTTACTTTAAGGCTTTCTACTGTATAGTCGCCTAATTCGTTTTCAATCCCACTAGCAATTGAATCATCAAGGCTTTCAAGCTCGGAAGATGTTTCTCCAAGTTTTTCGTGATTATTTTGCTTTTGGTGTTTTTCTAGCTTTTTAACAAGTTTTTCTCTTTCAGAAACAAGAGTGTCCACTGTTTTAGTATTTGTCTCTTTAGCTTTAACATCCGCAACCTTCTTGCCAGTCATCTTCTCAAACAACTTCCTACCGATTTCAAGCTCTGCGCCACCAGAAGTTTTAACCTTAACCTTGGAAGGGTCCGTATCGTCAACAACCTGTATGTCTCCGTATTTTTTAGTGTTGATCCAACCTTCTGCGGCTTTCTTCTCTGTTTCTTCCTCTACAGTAGCTTCTTCTATAACTGCACTCGCTGTTTCAGAAAGTTCAAGAGCTTCTTGTTTCCTTTTCTTTTCAGCATTATTTATTGCAGTTTCAATCTCTGGGCTAGTTTCAACCTTCTTATTATCGACAACCATATCATCAAGAGACTTAAGGATTCCTTCAAATAAGTAGATATCCTTCTTATAGGTTTCTGCCTTGCTTTCATCGGCTTTGAATTCATCTATAATAAGTTGTCCTGCTTCCTGCATTTCAATCAATTCATCACTAATGAGGTTTATATCATTATCTCTAACGACATCGTGGATCTCTCTTCCATAGCTTGTAAGCTGCGAAACATTGACCTTATCAATTCCATCAAGTGCAATAGTTTCTATATTCTTCACATCTGTCTTTTTTGCAACTTCTTGCAATTGTATTATGAATTCTTTATTTGCATCCGTTCCAATGTTTCCTGGTAGAACTGAATTAACAGCTAGAACCTCACTGATATTCTTGGTGAGTTCTCCTTCTGTTTTCTTAATTTTATAATCCTTATTAAGAGTAGATCCAGTTTGCATTACATTACCAGGACCAACTATTATAGGCATAGCCTTCAAAGTTTGAACCGCTGTTTGAAGAAGTCTGTTTCCATGTTCTGCAGTTAATATTTTGGCTTCATTGCCTGATATTTTTTGTGCAGTGATTTCACCAGTCATAGTAACTACTTCCTGTGCAACCTCTTCACCAACTTCGGAAGCTATATCCTTGGAATATTCTTTCAAGCCAGACAATATAGTTTTCCCTGTATTGTTTCTGATATACTTCTGAGCTATTTCTTCTGCTCCTTCATTGAGTCCTGTTCTTAGCAGTTTCCCAACTACTGGCATTTTCTTCATAATAGTTCCCAACTGTACAACTTCTATTCCTGCATTGGCAAGTCCTACATAATTTGCAATAGTCGATGCAAGTTCGGGATCAATACCTTGTTCAATCATATCTGCATATGCAAAACCACTCTCTACCTCATAACTGGTCATTGCAGAACCCATAGTTGAACCAATCTTGAAACCTGCTGCAGCTGCTCCCGGAACCGTATATATTTCCTCCGGTGTCATAACCTGGGGTCCCATTTGTCCAATTGTACCTGCTGCAGTACCGAAACCTATGGCCCCTGCTAGACCTTTTTCAAATCCACTCTTGGTAGTTTCTGCCATGAAAGGAAGCATCTCAGCCGTAGCAAGTCCCATCTGTCCCAAAAGCCCTACATCTTCCTGGTCGAATATCTCAGGGTGGAGCTGTGCATAAGCTTCAACCTGGGCTTTTATCTCTACCATGCTGTTATCCTGTCCGTTCATTGCCTTGTTAGCTTCTCGGGCATAGGATATATTCAATCTATTAAAAGCATAAGAATTTTTCAGTTTATCTGCATAAGAAATCTCTGCATTATATGCCATAGCTGCATTTTTAAAAGCAGGAGAAGCGTCTTGATGTTCTTCTATATTAACTTTAGAAGTATCTACCCCAGTAAAAGCATCATATCCGGCATAACTTGCATCTGATACGGCTTGTTCGTTGTTGACTGTTGGCTGCTGTTGTTCAGCTGCTTTTTGAACATTGGTCTGTCCGTACTTCTGCATTATAGCATCTGATAAAGACGGCCCATCTCCACCTGTATTAACGCTGCTTATTCCCGCTAAGCCTTTGTCTATGTCATATTTAGGTCTTTCGCCTGATTCACTAGCACTTCCAAGTTCTATACCAGAAACTTTATCCTTAATAGAACCTGCTACATTCGACACTGTATCTTTAAACTTGTCTAAAAAACCGGCAGGTTCCTCAACCGCCGGTTTTGGTGTTGCATATTTTTCATAGCCTTGTGGAAGGTCTACATTGTATGTTTCGCAATAATCAACAAGGGCATCAAGTCCCTTTTGCGTAACCTTGGAACCAGACTTCTCAACGTGTCCTGTCCTGATTGCACTCAAGACTTGTGATCCTGGATGATTATTATAATTATATTCCGTACTCATGGTTCAACACACCACCTTTAAATTATTTACTTAGCAGGCCATCATCGTATGAAGATGAGTAACCCGATGAAGAACTTGTATAGTCTTTGATATATCTTTCAATCATTCCGTAGAATTCATTTCTGATATCTTCGCTACCAGTTCCTTTAAGTGCAGAACTTAGCATTTCTTGGTCATACATTCCTGTCATGAACTCCAAAGCTTTATCATAGGCTTCGCCATAGATATTAGCCTTGTACTCGCTTTCAGAACTTGCATTGGCTTTCTCTTGTGCAGCTTTATCATTGGATATCTTTGTCCATCCCTGAGAAATATCAGCATCAATTTGCTGTTTTTTCATGGTAGGCATACCATTATATACACCTGTCAAATCTGCTTCCGCTAAAGCCGTATCTGTCTCAAGTTTCAAGTCCGCTCTGTCCTGATCTCTCTTATCATTTTCAATATTGTTCATAGTATTTGCCTTATTAAGTGCATTGTTATCAACATTGACATAAGAGTTTACTGCAGTAGAAAGCATATTTGCTCTTTGATTTCTTTCATTTACTGAATTGTTGTAATCTGCCTGAGCTGCATCCCTGGAATCAGTAACCATATCACCTGCATACTGATTTATTGACTGTTGCTTACTAGCTTCAATCTCTGCTGCCGCATTTGCCTTTAGTTGTTCAGTTGGCAACTGTCCATAGAATCCACTTCTTAAGGCATTCTTGTCAAGGGTCCTCGTGGTTTCATCCATTTCCTTATTGTAAGCACCATTAAAGTTATCCCTTGCCCTGGCATTTGCTTCACCTTCACTCATGACATGGCCCATCTCAATGTTTTCATTCATGATTTCCATGAACTGATCGTAAACTTCCGATGAATTCTTTCCGCCACTTTGATTTAACAATGAGTTTATTACATTTTCAGCAACATTTACAGTTTCCGTTGGATCTGTAACAGGAGCTTCTTTTGTAGCTCCACCGGTATCTTTGCTTACCACATCTTTGTTTATGGTAGGCGAGCTTCCACCCCCGGATGGTGTTGTTGTCGGTGCAGGATTGCTTGCTTTCTCATAAGTGTTCTTAACTGCATCCACTAATGGATTAAATGCCGCTTTATTGGCATCAATAAATGGTTTGGCTATTTTCTTGTTAATGTCAACGAAACTTCCTAACAAGTTTGAACCAGAAGTGCTACTTTCGGGAACTGTTTCTTTTTCCGGGATCTTTGCAAGAGCTGGGTCAAGTTGTTCGTTTATCTTCTTCAATTTATCAGTAATCGAAGTGGGATAAAAGCTCTGTTTCACATTGGTTGTTTCATCTGGTAATTTCAGCAATGCCATGTTAGATCACCTCCTTTATTCAATATATCCCAAGTCCCTTGCCATCTCTTCAAATATATCCCACTTCTCCGATGCTTTCATCTTGTCAAAAGATTTAGTCTTAATTTTCTTCTCTTTTTTCTTAATACCTTTCTTGTCCATGTATTTCTTGAGCTTCTTATATTTCTCCATTACCACACCACTCCTTTATCTGCAAGTATCTGGATTAACTCATCGACAACCCCTTCCAACTCTTGTTTATCCAACTCCAACCTCTCGATTTTCTGTCTTTCTGTTTCAGGAGGTGTTTCCAATTCTTTCTCCCTAGCTTTCTGTATCCAACTTTCGTAATTCGACTGCAGGCTTTCCATGAGATTGGGTCTTCCTTTTATCCCGTCAAGCCTATAATAGTCATACTCGTATTTCATAGTTTCCCCTTCGTCCGTTAGAGGAACTTCCATTACATTCTCAAAAAACTCAATATCAACCTTGTTATCAGGTTTTAGAGTCAATTCATATGGCGCAATTGGCATTACTGTACTTTCTGCTTTCATTACTGATCACCTCTTTTATTTTTTTGAAATTAATTTTATCTTTAATGTGTTTGTTGTAAAAATTAAAGGAATTGCTGTGCCGTAGCCACCCGGCCCTCGATATGAAAGACCTAGCCATTCTGACCGATAGTTTCTTGGACTTGAATATTTTAGCTGCCTGCCTTTTTAAGGTTAACGCAATACGCTTCCTGAGAATTATCTTGTCTCTAAAGAACCTAAAGCCAAGGAAATCTATGTCCCTGCCTCTTCGATTTCCATTCTTGTCGAAATAGTCGAACCTGAACACCTGCCAGTTGTCTTTTAACTTTAATTCCATGCTTTTTAGATAATCCCCTATGCTATCGACCGCTTTGTGCAATGACTTCTTGTTTGGACCAAAGAAAACCATATCATCCATATATCTCACATAGTGTTTAATGTGCAACTTCTCTTTGATTAGATGGTCCAGTGGTGTTAAATGGAAATTGCAAAACCATTGACTAGTCGAATACCCTATTGGCAACCCATGTTTAATTCCATTTACATCCCCATCGAAATAACTGTCGATAACCGAATCAGTTAACCAAAGGAATAACTTTCCCCTGAACTTCTTTCTAAGTTGTCCTTTCAAACTCTCGTGAGATATACTAGGATAACATTTCTTAATATCTAACTTTGCCACATACTTTATTTCCGACTTGTCGTTCTTTGAGTGCCTATCGATAGTCTTCTTTATGCACCTCATACCTTTGTGAATGCCACCTCCGGGCATACTTCCACAACTGTACTCATACATGCTTTTCATCATTACAGGCTTTGCCACCGCAATAATTAACTGATGGATTATCTGGTCAGGGTAAAGAGGTACGCTCGTTATGGTTCTTGATTTCCTACTGGACCCATCTTTGATCTCAAAAGACTCGCACTTTCTTGGGCTATAAGCCATCTTGTTTATGTCGCTTGGTACTTCGATTCCCTGTTCTTCCATTGCTGCTTTAATCTCAAAACTCTCCATCAAGTCAAGGACCCTATCAGTGTACTCATCTACATGTTGTAAAATATACTGGGCCTCTTTGTATTTTCTATTTGTTCCAGCGTTTTTCTTTCTTTTGCTTTTGCAGGTTTTAATTATGGCCTGCACAATCATTTTTCTGTCTTTTAATTTATCGTCTACATTGTATGATTTCATTCGGTCTTTATGTCTCCACTTTCGGTCTTTTTTATAGTCTCAGGGGCTTTGAGCATGTTATCCATCTTACTAACCCCTGCCGTTGCGACAATTTCTGCCAAGGGGCAAGGAAAAGAACAGGCGTAAAATATTATTGTCTTTGTCATCACTATAAATAGGCGCGCAAGGCGATTGATGTTCGAGTTCGACGGATGAATGTTGCAGTTGAAGTAAACAGGCGAACAATTACGCCCATTGTTCCAGTTGCCGCCGACGAAGACCACGCACACTGCCTGTCCAGTCCCTGTAAATATTTTCATGAAACTATTTAACTTATCTTATGGGTGTTGCACCCCCAAACCCCCGCTAATCACGGCTTACAAAAAGGCGCGCAAGGCGAAAGAAGTCCGAGTGCGACGGAGGAAGGCTGCAGCTGAAGTAAACAGGCGAACAAGTACGCCCAGCGGTCCAGCAGCCGCCGACGAAGACCACGCACACATCGTATCGAGGGTAGTAGTAGTATCCAGATAGATAAGTAGTTGACGAAGCACCTATGACATCAGTTAATCCCACTATCGGGTTGCCTCCATCTTGACCTAAGCTAGTTGCGTATCCATCACTGGTAGGCAAGATGAAGTCAAGAACTTCATAATCTCCTGTTATTACCCCTGCCGCATAATTCCTTGGGTCATTAATGAGGTAAGGTGTATATGTATAGTTGCCTTCCGTTCCGCTTCTTTGTATGAGTATGTCACAAAGTCCGGAGTAGGCGTTGGCCCAGGGGTCTACCTTGCCTCTCCATTTGCAAGGGTACTTACCACTGGTATTGTCTCCAGGAGAGCCAGATGATGCAACAACTATGTCCGTAGCTCCGTTTATCCATGCTCTCGATGACAGAAAATAACCTATCGAGATGTCTTTGGCATCACCCGAAAAAGATATTGCCTTGTTGCTTGCGTCGTAGTCATTAATGGCCGTGATTTGCACATTGTTTGCAATGTCGCTGCCGTTTTGAGTAGTCCCTATGACAATAGTCTGTCCGACAACATATTTTCCTGCTATAGCGTTAGCTACTACGACTCTGTTGACCCCTGTTTCGGCCGCGGTAACTAAATCACTTGAGCCGTTATATGAAAGGCTGCTTGCTCCCATCATTACTGTCTGCAGGTCTTTTGTCGCAAATTCTACAAGCTGTAGTACGTATTCGCACATATGCACCACGAGTGTTTCAGTATGAGCATTGGAGTTATATGTCCTTGCTGCATCCACCCCAGTGTTTGCCGAGTAATTGCCCGGTATGGTTCCTGTCCTGGATGTAGCTTTACCATCCACCGTTGCCATCCAATAAGATGGCAAGTAGACCTTGTCATAACCATTCTTGAACATAGGTGCGAGTTCTAGTTCGTCTAGGTCATATGCCGATACTATCGGTTCTTCGAAGCTCTTGTTCCAGTAGAACGGCGTGCACTCATAGAACACTTCTCCGTTGGATCCATCTCTCTTGAAGTCCGGGTCCCCATCATACGCAAGTACAGTAGGTTCTCCCGTTGTTGCATCAAACTCCACATTGCACTCGGATCTGTCGAATATGTTTATGTCATCGAAGTTGTTGACCACTGCTTCGCCATCCACTGCAACATTGGCTGAAAGTCCTACCGCATCATAGATTCTGGTACCAATAGGATTGGAGCCAGAGAATGTGACGCCGTACTTGTTTAATTTGCTTTCAAGAGCTGTAACTCTGCCTTCTACTCTGCCGAACCTTTTAGGCGATTTCATCGCTAATAATCTTGCTAGTCCATCCAATTAGACCACCTCCCACCAATGATTAGAAGTTACAGGGTTAACATCGTTTTCGTCGTAGATGTATGAATCTCCTGTATCTTTTTCATAGAATGTAGACCCACTGCCTATCCTATAACTCACTCCATCGCTTTCATTTGCCACTGGCTTAACATCTACACTTAAACCAATGAACTCCTTTACGTCTCCAAGATCAGCCTTTCCTATTTGTGATACTGCCATTTTAAATCAGCTCCTTTACATTTCTTCAATTTCATCCATATCAATAGCCTTGAACAACAATTCCGATGCCTTGCTAATCTCGTATACGGCAGCTTCAATCATTGCATCAAGTTCTTGTTCAGTTATAGTTATTCCTTTGGACTTTAAAATATCCAGTACATACTCCTTCTTCTTATCACCCATCTTGGATTCTTTAAATAATTGTTCTGCTGCTTTCACGGCAATTAGAACCCACTTTTCGGCATCTTGTATCTTTTGTTCGCTCACCTTTCCTTTAAGCCAAGGGACCAGGCAGTAAGTTAGCAATACCCCCAAGAGAGATATCAACAAAGGTGTCATTTGTGTAAACAGTTCTGTGTAATCCATGATTTTTCCTCCTAAAATTCTTTTTTAATCATTCGCTTCATGATGATTGTGTTCAGCCATGCAAGTTCATGAGATGACAAGGTTTTGTTTTCTGCCTTTTTCTGCCAGGAATCATCTTTCAAGACACCTTCTTTCTTCATATCAGCAAAGGCAACTTCCAACATTTCCCATTGCCATTCGTGTTCTAATACTAAGTTTTCCAAGATTTCGCACCTCCCATAAACCAATGCTTTGAATTTAACCCACTCTTCCGGATTGTAAATAAACCACCTGTGACAATCCTTCCATCCTACGACTTCTTGATGCAGCCACAATGGTCTAGGTGTTCCAACCAGGTTGAATTTCTTCATTAAAAAAAAACACCTTTCTACAAGTGTGTTGTATGTTTCTGCTGTCATTTCACCGTCATATCCTATGTGAGTGCATTCAATGCCGTATGTGCAGTCATTGGGGTAATCACTTAGATACTTAAGGGCATCGTCTGTATAAGGTTCCGGACTTCCTACATTATAAGAAAGTTCATCATCTGGAAGGCATTTGATTACATTACCGTCAAGGCCTATAATTTCATGTGCTGATCCGTAACCTGTCTTTCCGTACTTCCTGTTCTCGAAAAAGTTTCTATTTGCCAGAGCTGTGCTGTTTCTATTGGCAACCCAATGAACAACAATACCTTTTATCGGCTGCTTGACAACGTGTTTCTCGCCATTCTCGCCTATCCAAACTTCTTTACCAGGTCTTGAATACTGATTGAATGTTAATAACTTTTCTATTACCTTATACGAGTTTGTCATAATCCTTCACTCTTTCTCTTTTGACATCAATATCATTATGTATTGTTGTTGTGCCTTGTGTAGTCGCTGCAGCCACCGTCGAATTAGCATCTAATATCTGGCCTTCTTTCTTCCTAGACCACATGAGAAGCCACCCAAGGTCCGCTCCTGATTCATTCAGGTTTTCAACTATGGACTGAACTTCTCGCAAAAAAACAACAGTATATATAACCGTTGCTAAAAAAATACTTACCTGTTTGAAAAATGTCACCTGATACGATAGCCCTGCAACCAGGAATATTATCGCATAGGAGTATATCTTGATGCTCGTCCCCTTCCACAATGCGTTGGAAGAAATCTTCTTGCTTTTTACCGCAGCCCTGTAACCATCGTTCTGATTAGCTATGGCCACATACTTTGTGAATATATCCAGTAAAATCATTATTCCTACTGCAATAGCTGCAGTTTCAAAGCACTTCTCCGGGAACATCCAGTAATGCATGAGTCCCAGTATCGTGCCTATCAACGGCTTGTGATCTGTTGTTAGTTTTATGAAGTAGTCTGGCATATTTCCTCCTTTACCACGTAATATCATAAATAACTTTTAGCACTTGGTCTGTTGCTTTTGTTACTGTTGAGGGTAGGTTGTTTATGGTGGCAAGTGGATTAGGTAACATGTGCGTTATAAAACCACTACCCACATCATCACCGTACGCCGTCACCTTGGCAGAAATAACTAAAGGCTCATCTACCAACAAGCTTGATCCCCACGCCATATACCTGTCGTTACTGCCGTAATCATAAGAATGTACACTGTAACGGCCCTCACCCCAGACATCACCAGTGAGATAATTTATATAGGCCATCTGCTTGTCTGTAGTATTATAGCTGCTTGTATTCGTAACCGCCAGTATGGTGTTTGAGTATTTTGTTGAAAGCCCCATACCTCGCATGTTAAGACTGAATGGGCTTGCAGTAACAACCTCGTTCAAGGTGGAAATGTTAAGTGAGTTTATTGTAGTGTCGTTAATCCACACTAGATAACTTCCGTCAAACTTGAACCTTGCCGGCGAATTAGTGTATGCGAAATCATAAGTCAATTCATCTACATACAGTCCAGTCGACAAGCTGTACCTGTGAAGCTTGAATCCAACACCCGAGAGATAATAAAGAACGTAAAAATAATCATTATCAATAGCAGGATACGAACACCTGTTGTAACTGGTTTCTACAGTTTCTATAAGTACAGTCGGCGTCGCTTCCAGTGTAAACTCTATTGCAAAATCATCAGCATAACTTCTCGGATCAGTCGTTTTTGAACCAAATGCATACAAGGGAATATTTGAATGATAATGCAGCTTGGCTGAATTAAATGGAATTATGAAAAAGTTGCCATATTGAAAATTGTTATACGAGTCTTCGTCCCAAAAATAAAGAGCATAGTCATCTGTTATATCCGCAAGGTAATATCCATCTCCATAGCTACTCGCCCAACCACTTATAGCTTTCTGATAGTCACACCCCGAACCAACGCTACCCAAATCGTGGATATCGTAACTACCGCCCTCTGCGCTTGTCAAAGAAATCGCATTTATGTCTCCTATGGCTATCCCAGTACCAAAATCCCATACTTTCCTATAGCCATTCTCAATATCTCCACTCTCAAGGTTGTTTAGCGAACCTCTTTTGACATCGTCGCCTGAATATACATCATAGGCATAGCCTATTGCCACATCACCATCCCTTGGATAGTAACAATCGCTAGTAGGCATAGCATCATCAAACAATATAACCCCCTGCATAATGTCGCTGTACTTAAGGTCCCTTCCCTGTCCTATGTTGCAACAATGATACTTCTGTATCTTGGAATAGTATTGATCCATTATGTCCGTGATGTAGTTTTCGCTTTTTATTTCCTTCTCTAATTTTCCCGTCTTGCCGTTAAACAATTGTATCGTAGTCGTTCCCTTCATAGCATCCTCCTTATTCTAGTAACGTCTGAACTGTACCTTCCGAAAGGTTGTTGGTTAGATTGTAAGTAACTTTAGTCAAAGTCTGTCCTGATATATCCTCACTCAAACCCGATTCCAAAGGTGTTTTCAAGAAACTGCTAATACTTTCAGACAGTACGTTTGTCAATGATATGTCCGCCTGTATGGTCAACATATCATCAATAGTCTCCTGTAAATATATAACAACAGGTACACCGTCAGGCTCATAAGGTACCGTAAAGTTCGGAACGTTATCTATGCTTCCGAGTAACTTGTTGTAGGCAATCAGTATGGTTCCGTTACAGGAGAAATAATCCTCAAGCAGAAACTTGATTGTCGTTCCATCAACCCTCTCCCATCCCAGTATGTCAAGGCCCGACTGTTCGTCCGCAAAGGTCTTGATGAAATACAAGGCGTTTATGTAATCGTTTAAATTTATATCAGGTATTGCCCTTCCAAAATTTATAGTCACAGAAGCCGTATCGTCATTAGAAACCGACTCGGGCTGCCACGAATAATACTTTCCATAAGGCAGGCCCTTCATTGATAGCCCCATTATTAAACCATTATTATAATCTTGTGCTGACATTCAATCACCGCCTATGGCATATTGCCTGATATCTTGGAAACTGTTATTTCATCCAGTGTTTCCTTATCTGTAATTTTTGAAATATAGCCGTTCCCATCGTATGCAACATCATAGGACCTGGATGATTCTCCCTTCCATTTTGCAATGAAACCATCATCGTATATCTTAAGGTCCTCAAGGTTGATCCCATTAGCAAATGGAAGAAAAGATATTCCGTCATCAGTCATGGATATTTGAACAAGTTCTCCGGTATTCTGTTTGTGATACTTCAAATACAATCCATCAGTGTCTTTATGAATAAACACCTTTCCGCTCTCGGCAAGAACACCATCACCTTCTCCAAGTTGTATCATTGGCGTGTTGTAAGTTCCATCATTAATGAAAGCAAACTGCATCTTAACATCTTTGTCATACTGATAAACCATGACAGGATAAGAAGTAGCTTCCGTTGAAAAGGCAATCTTTGTATCATCTGTCCAATAAAGAAGTTCATCTAAATAGTTCGTATACTGTACCTGTGGTTCCGCATCAAGTCTTGTAGCTTCGATGAACTTAATGTATTGATCCTCAATTTCTATGTAGTACAAAACTGCTGCACCATCAATAACATCAGCCGTTCTCAGCTTATTAACCCTTAAGTCTGCAATATCACCATAGTTCGCATATAGATTGTTGGTAATAACAGTATTTGATACTACTGCATTGGCTAGAATGTAATCCTTAAGTCCTAGCATGTTCTCAGGTGGAAAATTCACTATAGAATCATACATCACTTGATTGGCAATCTTTATACTATATACAGGAATAATCCTCTTTTTATTGTAGGCATCTTGCACATAAATCTTTTTAGGCATACTATTTCACCGCCCTATACAAGCAAGTCACTGACCGAAACTGAGTTCGGAGTCTTTGCCCTCGTTTTTTCATAGTTCATTCCAAGTCCTGCAATGGAAACCTTGTCGTCAACCGTGCTGTTGTAAAGCCTAATCTTGAAATAATCTGATACCATGGTCACGTTGATAATTCTTTCTATGTTCATATTGTCAGTTGCAACCAGGCCCTTTGATAAATCAATATCGGTTATGGTTTTCTTACTATCTCCTGCAATGATATCTAAATTGATACTTGAAACTGCATGATCTTGTTTGTTTGCAATTATTTTCAAGAACCTCATAAGCTTATCGATAAGAGGTGTACCCATATCAACATACCTCAGTTGAACATCAAAGTTTATAGCAGTAGAATTACCTGTTAAAATGTCTATATCGTGATATCCTTGATAAGCCTTAAGCACATACTTGTCAGATATGAAGTATAATTCTCCATCCTTGGATTTAAGCCACTTGTCAACTCTCCAACCACTAATAACAGTAAAGCCGTCATTATCAAGGCTATATTCCAGGACCTTGTTGTTTATTCCGCTCTCTAAATCGCTGTATGCTAAAAGGTACTTGTTGTTGTGAAATATACCTTCAACATCTGTAGCATTCTTAATAGAAGCTATGGTTTTCATAACCTTATCTTTTGCAGTGTTCTTTATAACACTCTTGGTGCTTACCATCGTTGTATCTTCGCCTATAATACTTGCACTTACTTTGAATAATCCATCATCTGATAAATACATGAATGAATACGGCGTTAGAGCAACACAATCATTGTTTACGGCTTCATTAGGAAGTGATATAGCTTTCCATTCCGCATCTTCTCCAACTTCGATACCTCTCCACTTATACCATTGAGTCTTGAAACTCAAAAGAACTGCATCGTGAATATTTATCATAGCCAAAATGCTTCCTTCTCCCTGGATAGGAACCAGTCTGTTGATAGATGAAAAGTATGTAGGATTTCCAATATCGCTATAATACAATCTATCTGGATCATCTGGATTACCTGCTGCAAACACCCTCATTGATGTAGGATGAACAAGAAACATTGTGCATTTGTTAATAGGTGTCAAATCATTGTCATCGGGCTGTCCGTTTGTCTCAGTGACCATGTAACTGTAAACACAAGTATCTTTAGGATCAAAATAACCATTACTCTTAAGCTCTGCAACATCGGCCGTGAAAATAACCGTATTTCCATCTCTGGTAACTGTCCACCCCGAGAAGCTTGTTGCAATGATTTTATCCACAATTGTATCCACATCATCCCCTGCAACAACATCAACCGTAAATTCAATGTCATCAAGGAATATGCTTAATGTTCCAGATTCTTCACAGCCGTCAAATATTTCAAGAGTTGATACTTCATGTACCTTACCGTTATAGTCCTCTACATTCCTTACAACACTTGAATTCTTTCCTGCAACTTCTGTTACATCTTCCCAATAGAGGATGTCTGAGTAATCCTCTGTTCCAAGAACTTTCCCTGTAAAAGTACCTTTTGCTTGATAGAAATGGTCCTCTATTCCACCACCAGTAGAACCAAGGTTTAGAACAATTTCTTCGTCGGAAATATCCACGGTACCCGATTCAGAAGTGTAATCATAATCTCCCCAAACCATATACTTTACTCCATCAGTAAAATACAAACGGTTATTAAAGTAAAACTCATATATCCTGGAAGCATTAAGTCCGGTCTTTCTTTCTACAAGAGATCCACCATCAAGCTTGTACAATATATTGTTTGACACAACATACTTGATTAATTCACCACCTGCCATAAACTCACCAGTATGAGTTAGAGCATTTGTAAATGGTCCGGCATGTATAGAATTGCCTTTTCTTGTTTGAAATCCTTTAACAACGGAAATAATGTCTACATTCTCCGCTTTCAATAGTTCATTGTTGCCTATGTTTAGCGGTGATAAAGTATCGTTGTACCCACCTTTGAAGTTGTTATACAAAATATCCATATCATCACCCTCTAATCATTAAATGCAGCCTTAATATGTCTAGGCTTCCTTGTTGTTATCATTGCTGCAGCCGATTTTACATCACTGTAATACATCTTGTAAAAAGCACCTGTGTCTGAATGGCTAGAACCATAAAGTCTCAAAGCTTCCTTATAAGATACAAAGGCTGCTATTGCTCTGTGGAACTGTCTTGGTATGTCAGGTGTGCTTGTTTCCACGGTCAACGCATCCGGGTACTTCCTGTACTTAACAGTAAAGGTATCCTTATAATCCATCTTGATAGTATCGTTCTCAACTGCATAACTCTTACTGTTAATCCATCCACCAGAGCTGTTATAAACTCCAACAACTTTAACCATATCGGCATCAAGCTCATAGTAATCATCATAATCAGTGACCGCTATTGACTTTGTGGCAATCTTGCCTGCCTTTTCTTTATAGGACTCAACAATCTTTTCAACTGCTTCATTTAAATATTTAAGTGAAACCGCACTATTTATAGTGACTCCAAGGTTAAGTTGTGCTGCTTCCCTTATTTCCGCTCCTGTCATTATCTTTCACCGCCTTTTTAATCTTAGGCATTACATGGGTGTGCTTGTAGCCTTGATGAAGTTCGTCAATTTCTTTTGCCCTAATCAACGGACCTGCTGAATCAAGACTGGCATCTTCCATTCTCTTTCTATTTTGTTTTTCTTTTTCTTCATCAATCATTTTATTGTAAGCATCCATTTCATCAATATCATCTCCGTGGTATGCAACAAAGGTTTGTCTCAGTTTCTTTATCACTCTTCCGTCAAGCTTGTCAAAAGTCATACATAAGCTTGTGCCTATATTATTTAGATTGTGAACCTCAAATTTATAAGGTTCCTTTCTCTTATTTATAAACACTCTATATCCATCATCCAGACCTTCACGGAGTCCTTTTTCTGTGTAGCAAACATCGTGCGGATAATGGGCCAACCAGGGTTTTTTACCTCTGATTTCATTAATTGTAAAAGACATTTTCATTCCCCTTTCGCTGAAAATTTCTAAAAAAAAGGCAACATGCTTAATAAAAAACATGCTGCCTTTTTGTATTCAAATACTCTTAGTAGTTCTTAATGTTCGTGATTCTTCCCTGTGCAGAAGGCATGAAGTTAAGAAGGTTCATGTAACCAATCAAGAACGCTTCATAGATTGGCTTTCTGTCTAACTGCTTAAGAAGAGTTCCACCCTCTCTGTTCATCCAGTCAAAAGGCTTACTTCCTAGGTAGGCAAGCTTGAAGTGTTCAGTTGACAAGAAGTCCATTGTGTTTGGCTTAGCAAGTGGCTCTTTAGTAATAACTACGTCACCATACTTGATAACTCTTCTACCTGCTACGAAATCTTGTGTGTTGACATTTACATTGTATCTTCTCAATGTCTCAACATAGTTTCCTACTGGTCCTTTTTGACCGTGGATATAGTCAACCTTTTGTCCAAACAGTTCATCGATATCATCTATCATTGAATCAAAGTCTGCCAAACTTAGGTCTGTAACTGAATCTCCAAGAGAAGTAACAAAAGGATTCATGAAGCTGTAAGTGTCATCTGATCTATCAATGTCATAGATAGTGCTATCCGCAGTCATGATGTCCTCTAGTCCAGTCATTTCTATTCCTGCAGAACCTTCTATAACAACCTTGTCTGCTGCTTCTGTAGTCACAACCGCACCATCAATAGTTATTTTCTTAGCAGCTCTGTCTATGCCTGTAATTTCTCTTGAATCCGCAATAACTGTATCGGAATCACTTTCATCAAGAATATCTATTACCATTCCTCTTCTGAATTTGTTCATGTTCGTATCAGAAGCAAGTACAATAAGGTTTGCTGCAGAAGTAACACCAGTTGTTGCAATAACACCTGTTTTGCTTCCGAACATTTGTCTTCTCATTTGGAATCTAAAGTCCTTAGACAAATCTTCCATTTGATTAGTAAGGGCATCAACAATAGATCTCTTAGTGTTCTTAGTAGCACTTATAGCCTTGTCAGTGATTGCAAAAGGTGCGCCCATGTTTATAACGGACAGTTTAGCTTGCTTGTACTTTCTTCCACCTGCAGTACCAAAAGTACCATCTTCTGCCATGTTTTTAATTCCTGCAGAAGAACCGTATTTCATAAACCAAGTGAATTCATCATTATTAGGCATTGCGTGGTTACCCTTAGTTATCATCTGATAAAAAGGACCTGCATTATCATTGATGAACTCAATAAGTTCCTCAAGATAGTTTGTTTTTAGTGCTTGTGACAATACTGCTAAAGTAGTTGTTCCTACCATATTAAATCATTCCTCTCTATTTTATTAGGAATCAAGCGCTCTTAGAAGTTCTTCGCCTGCTCCTTTGAAGCCACCTCTTTTTTTCTCGCCTTTTCCAACTGGTGATGATCCATCACTGTTAGATATTGACTTGGGAGGTTTTCCATCTGCTATACCCTTAAGGTATTGTGAAACTATTTGATCTTGTAGATTGTCATTACCTACAAGTTGCTTCAATGATTCTTCGTCACCTAAAAATTCATCAAGTGTCTTTTTATTTACATCTGGTTCATTGCTTCTTTGGCTTTTAGCCTTCCAATATGCAATTTCAAGGTTCTTTGGGTCCATCCCCATTTTTTCAGAATCAAGGATTTTCGCCATGTCTTGTGCATACTCTTTGAAATCTTCTGTCTTGTTTGCGAATTCATCTACATATTCCGTAGCTGTTACCTTTTCTTGTTCTGTCTGCTGCTTTTCTTCTCTTTCTTTAATCATAGGTTCAAGTTTAGGTAACAATTCTTTCAACTGTTCCTGTACTCCTGCCTTTACTAATGTGTCCATGGTTTCTTTTGCATTCTCGAAAATCTTGTCCCTGAATTCATCCTCGGGTAAGTTTCTCAAATCTTCTGCCTGTTTCATCAAATCGTCAATAGGATTACTTTCCACTTCACCTTCTTCACCATCCGTAGGATTAGTTTCTGGCTTTGTTTCCTGGGGTTCGCTTCCTTCTTTAATCTTTGCGAATATACTCTCTTTGAGAGCTTCCAAATCTTCTTTTGAAATTTGATTTGTCTCTACTGTCTTTGAATCATCTTCATTTACAACCGGAGTACCTTCATCAACAGGATTACCGTCTGCATCTTTAGATTCATCATCACTTGCAGCATCGTCAATATTTACATCATCACTTGCAGCATCATCTGTTGCCGGTGTTTCTGTTACTTCGCTTTCGCCTGAATCGGTTTCAATTCCTTCATCAACGGAATTCAAACTCTCCATCAAGCCCTCGCTTAAATCGCTAAAACTCATATTTCCCCCTTATTATCTAGCTGCAGGTGCAGTTTGCCCACTTTGTACTTGTGGTTGAGCTGACATACTAGCCGTGGTTTTTTTTGCCATGTTGCTCATATGAGCGCTTACATGAAGATTAGCCATTTCGTTAATCATTGGATTAACTTTAACCATCTCTTCGTACTCAACTGCCAACATCCATTTAATATGTTCTGTTATATGCACAACATCATCATCAATACTCTTCGGTTGAACAGGTTCCAGTTTCGCCATTGCTGCATTTTCTCTCTTAGCTTTACTGAGCTGCAGGGCATCTTCATTATCAAAGTTTTCCCAGTCTCCCATTTCGAGCATTTCAAGAATCTTAGCTCTACCTTCTCTGGATATGTTGCCCTTTTCGGGATCGTTGAAAAATCCACCATTAAGCATTTGAATTATAAACGCTTTTCTTTGTGCATATGTTTCTGATATCTCGTTTACAGCTTCTATGAAAACCTCAAAGCTCGAAATATCATCACCTCTAAATGCGACGATATCAACACTATCATCTTCACCAAAATATTTTATATACCTATCATAAGAAACCATGTTCTTATAGTAGATTAGCCATTTCATACCAACTGACATCAAGGTTTTCTTGATGTTATTGGCCGTTAATCCCATCCTGGTATCATCCTGCTCTGCAAGTGCGCCTATGGCAACACCCGAGTCAACACCCGATGGAACAACTGATTGCTTACTGAATTCCGATACCCCTGAAAGTCTCGAAAAATCTTTCAATAGTTTATCTTCCTCATTATCAAGTCCTGCAGGCCACGTTGGCATAGTTAAATACTTTGGTGCATCTGTACCTACAGTGTGTTGAATGACTCTTCCAGGTGCGATTCCTTCTTCTTCCAGATCTTCTATATCTTGTATGCTGTTGGTTTCTGCTGTTAAAACACCTATTGTTATACGGTTTATATACTCTCTTTTCCTGTTTTTTATGGTATTGTATGCTCTTTGTACAGGAATAAGCCTTGAAACAACCGTATCTCCAAAAAAATAATCCAACTTATTAATGCTCTTTTGAACATCAAATGGTAGGACATATTCGCCATCATTTTTTAAATAATCTGGCAAAGGACTATTGTTTATCATTTTTTTATCAGTGCAAATTACCCATCTTCCTTCGGGATATCTTCTTGTAGGTAGTCCAAACAATTCATATACAAGTACAGAGTTTTCCTTTGAGGATTTATAAGCTTTACCTTCAAAAGTCTTACTTCCTGCATTACCAACCGGATAAGATGAATGAGTCATTGAGAAAACATCATTCGAGGAACCCTTGTCGATTATTCCGAAATTCTCATAAAGCTCATCAACTGAAAATACCTTTACATGCATAATACTTCGGTTTTTCGATTTATAAGGATCTTCCGGGAATATTTCAAAAGGACTTATAACCTCAGTGTCGGGCCAACCTTCTTTCAATACTCTCGTCAATGGAAGGTCGCCACTTTCAGCTAATTCCCTTTCATACTCTTCTAGGTTTTCTTCTTCGTAAATCTTATCTTCGTTGATGACACCTATGGTTTTACCCATTGTGCTGTTCCATACAGTCTTGTATACTGCTGCACCGGTTATCTCGGTCCAACTGTTAGCAACTTCTTGTTTCTCGGACATTCGCAACATGACCTGTGTTCCTGCTAATATCTTGTTTGATAATTTTGCTTTCTTTTCCGATTCAACATCAGCATTTGGCGGCGTTCTTGTCTTTAGTTGATTCTTCAACCTTGACAACTTCGCAAGCCTGGTTTCGACTATTGGAGCAATTTGATTATAAACTTGCCTTTCTTCAAAGTAATACAAAGGAGCTGTTTCAAATAACTTGCCTGTCATTGTTTCTTTGGCTACATATTGATTTCCTTCATAAAAGTTAATATTAATCAACCATTGAAGTTCAATAAGCTTTCTTAAGTCTGCTCTTTCTTTGAATGATTGCTTAATTTCTTTTATAATCGCTTTATTATGCTTTTCAAGTCTCTTATCTTTGCTTTTATCAATGCCTACCGAATCTCGGAAATTGTTCATTGCATTTCTGACAATCTCAGACATAGGCTTTCACCTTCCTAATTATTAATCTACAAAACCACGTTTCATCAAGTTTTCCATTTCCCTTTGTGCCGGGTCCTTGGTTTTGGCTTTTGCTTGTGGCTTTTTATCTACCTGTGTTAGTTTTATATAGTCGTTTGAATCCTTTGCGAAAATTCTGTTCAAGAGTTCTTTTCTTTCCTTTTGCTGCACCCTCATTGACACAACAAGAGCAATTACTAATGAGAAGCTTATAGCTAATAAAAAAATAATTATGAGCATTAAAATGTTGGTATCCATACTATTCCCCTTTCAAATCAATTAATCGAACTTAGCATTACCAAGATCAACTGCATTTGCTGCATCGTCTGCAGTAGTCACATTTGTAACATCTGCGGAATTGTGAGCTGTTGCATCTGCACAATGTGCGTCATGTTGAGCTTTGATGTCATTTGCCAGTGTTACGATCAAATCAAGAGCCGTGTCAATCTCTTTCAATACCGCCACTATTGGTTCTGTCTTGAAAAAATTCTGTGCCGCTTTTAAATCTCTATCTGCCATCTGTGTTACCACCTTTCAAAAATTTTAGGCTTTTGCCTATTAAGTCACTCTTTATATCATCTTCCTTGTACTCGATGTTCAGACAATCAAGAATGCCATACAAAATATTATTATTGAACTTGTCACCTTGTTTCTCAATCAAATCTACCAATATCGACTGATATAGTTCCGTTTGCTTCTGAGGATCATCATCTCCAACCATATTGGCATTGAATACTGACCTCAGTTGTTCGTAAACCTGTTTTGCATGTTTCTCGCATAGAAAAATACTATCTATGTCGAACCTTGGATCACCAACCGCCAATTCAACTTTATCGTGGCAGCCATAAATTTTACATTGTGCATAATTGTTGATTTTGTATACTTGGACTTTCGCCATTTTCAATCATTCCCCCTTTCACGTTACCTTCTTCTTCCATTTCTGCGTTGTGCCTTAAGCAAGGATGCTTTGTGTCTAGCAATCTCCGACTTTTCTTCTGCCGGAGGTCTTGTTCCAGTGCTGTAAATCATCCTGTTCAAAGCTTGTGTTGTACTGTCAACCATATCCAATATGTTCCGATTAAGTTCGCTACACCTAACCTTCTTATGCTTTCACATAAGTTCAGACTATATCTTCAGCCTTAGCCGCCCTGCTTTTCCATCTGCTTAGATGTACTCTCTTGCGAGATAGTCGTTGAACACCATATCTTATTTTTGAACTCTTCAAACGATATCAAACTCTTAGAAGCTTTTTCTTTGTTTTCCAACATAGAAACAATCCTTAAATTTCCAGGCCTTGAAATAACCATGACCGGTACTTTGTTGTCAAATCCATCTTTAACAGAAAAGATGTGATCTATTTCACAACCACTAGGAACCTCTTGGTCATACACGCAGTAAGCAACGTGCCTTGCTGCTTTAGAATAGGTTTTATAGCTAACATCAACCCAGTCCGAATATTTGTTGGTAAAGTTACGGGTGCGTGCTTGCATAGCTTTTTTATGGCCCTCTTCACAATATGGATTGTTTTCTTTTAACATTTCTGATTGCTTAACTCTTTGGGCTTTATGGTTCTGAAAATTATACTTACCGCCAATAGCTTTCTTAATCGTAGACCTTGAGACTCCGTATTCCCCACATATGTCTTTTATCAACATTCCGCAGCCTACAAGTTCTTTGATTTTATCAGCCGTTAAATCTGTTTTCCTTAAATGAGCTACCGCATCTTTGGCTGTACGCCTTGGGATATCGTACTTTTTTAGATAATAGGTTACATTTTTTCTACTACAGCCATAAATGTCCGCAATTTCTTGTTGGGTTTTTTTCTCTTCTGAATAAAGTTTGATTAAGTCGTTCTTTTCTATCATTTCTCACCTCTAAGATATAATGCTGCTGATTGCCCAATCTTCTTATTTTCAAACATTCGCATTTGCCGTTACCGGCTCTGCTGTAGTTAAGAAGCTCTAAGGGGTTTCCAGCAATTAACAGAATTTAGACACGACAATGTTGGTCTATCGTGTGTACCTTGTGGAAAACTTGCATGTTGTTCTATATAATCAAGTACCCATGGACATAATTCTGGAATAGGAATAAACACGTTCCCGGATTCAACAGCTCCAAGGATTGCATTCGCTCTTGCTACTTTTCCACCATCCGGTGTAATCGCAATTAAGCCAGGTACTTTGTTACGCAACAATCTTATAACTGCAGGTCCATTAGCTTTATCCTCAACCAGTTTGATTAAAGACTTCGGCCATTTCTGCGACATATTCTCAATAGCCTTCATGGTATTGATAATATCCATTCTCTCGTTGATTAAGTCCAAGAGGTAATAATAACCACCTTGTCGGCCCCAAACTGTACCACAAACATAGTCGCTTGACTCTTCATCTTTGAAAGCACAATCCCAAGACTGCATAACTTCATCGAAATACTTCGGCATATCAAGTAATGGGTCATAGTATTTCCAATAATGCCTTTTGAACATGTTTCCTTCTTGAGCTGTTGGTCTACCCTGATAGAGCGAATCCCAGGACCTTTTACCTTCTGTATCTCCATGCGCTCTTTTTTTCTTTTCAAGCCACTTCTTATCCTTTCCAATTTCAGGAAATAAAGGTTCTCCAACTGCTCTACCGATTAGGTCGCCTTCTTCTGCTTCACATGGAAGGTTTAAATAGAAGTAATCTTGCAAGCCAAGTTTTTCTATTCTTCCGATTAGATCATCTTCATGCCACCTGGTCATAATTACTATTATCTTTCCATTTGCAGAAAGCCTGGATAAGAGTGAGTCTCTATATTCATTGAATATTTTGTCTCTTATCTTTTGTGATTCAGCTTCTTCCCTGTTTTTTATGGGGTCATCGACTATTATTAAGTCTGCAGACTGCCCTGTAACACCTGCTCCAATACCTCTTGAAAGGATACTTCCGTTCTCAGAAGTAAATATGTCAGTATCGCTATCTCTCACCAGGTCAAATTCTTGGAATAACACTTGTTCGTTATCCTTAAGCTTCTGTTTATTCCTGCGGCCAAATCTTCGGGCAAGGTCATCACCATAAGAAACAACAATCGCTCTATTTGTAGGGTTAAATCCTACATACCAACTCGGCAAAGTCTCTGTTATTCCCATCGATTTTCCGTGCTGCGGCGGCCAGGATAGCATTAATACCTCTGCAGGTTGAGTGGGATCGTTCTGACTCTTCAACCTATCTTCTAAAAACAACTGGATAATGTCACAAGTGAACTTGATATGCTTACCCATTATGAAGTTTTCACCGTTTACATCTGAATCTTCAACATAATTTGAATAACTATGTTTGAGTGATTCTACATACTCTTTTTCCTTGTATCGCATATATAAGGAAAATTCTTCATCAGTTAAGCACTTCCAGTTATCCGGAACTTTAACAGATGGTTGTCTTACAAGTTTTACTTTATTCTTTGCTTTTTTTCGGGCCATGCTGTATCATCCCCTTATTAAAAGCAGCCATGCAGGGGGAATGTCTGACATGGCTGCTTAATATATATAAACCTATGGAGGTCTATAGCTTGTTAAGCCTACAGCAATTTAACGTCTGTAGGTTGTATGTAAAACTCGTTGTTATCTCCCTTTACTCTTACCGCAGGTTTATTGATTATTTTCAATATATCGAATCCAACAATTGTCCCAACTTCATTGTAATGAGGGTGATTCTCGTTTTTCACATGCACCTTTCTTCCCATCAATTCTTCTTTCGTCATAGGATTACTTCTCATTAGTTCCAAGAACATTTCTTTCGATTCTGTCCTCTACTCTTCTATTTAACCACATAAGAGCTTCTTCAACATGTGTTAGTGCAACAGCGTTATAGCGACTAGCAAATGGCCCTGCTTGAAAACTGATTAGTCTGTCTCTAACTATTTCTAATAGGTCTGGGTCTAATACTCCATATTGAGAATCAGGATCTTTTCTTGGGCCTTTCTGGAACATTATCCTGGTACTTGTTTCATGGCCGGCATTAGTAAGCATTACCACTTCATATTCGTGATATGCCCCACCTGGTCCTTCTTCACCATTTCTTTCTACAGTATTCAACTTCTCTCTTTTCTGAATTGTGCTTAATTCCATTGTTTCCTCCTTAGATTTTTTTAATACCAGTCAAGCTCTGCGCTTTTCCTGGCATAGCCTTCTTTTTTCTTCGTAATTATTTCTCCGCATTTCTCACAATAGAACTGATCTACTCTTGTGAACTTGTCATTAAAACCCTCGGACGTTCTATACTTCTTTACATCCATATGAATAAGTTTGTGCTCACAATCCATGATTTCCTCCTATTTATCATGACTCATTCTTTCTACAAAAATAAAAGATACATCAATGTTTTCATCGTTGTATCCTTCTTCTATCTCGTCCTGGATAGTATCAACATTCTCTTGTATCTGGTCCTGAATCTTCTCTATTTTCTCCCGGTTGTCTTTTCCGTTTACTGTCATTTCTTCTAACAAACTTCTTTGCTGCATTGTAAGGTTTAAATTTCTTTCCATTAGAGCCTTTAGTGTTGCGGCCTTTCTTTTGCTTACGTGCATCGGGGTTTACCTCCATTAACATATATTCAAGCCAATCGCGTTGACTCTTCTCAAAATTACAATTAACACCTTTTGCATTGTTATTCTTTCTTGGCATCGCCTTCACCTACCATCTTCATTTCTGTATCTTGCTGCGTTTTAAACTTATCTTTCACCCATTGATTAAGGTGTGGATCTAGCTGTGCTTTGAATAAGTTATACAAGGTGACATTAACCCTCTTTCCACTATGAAAGTACAAAGGGTTAATATAATACTGTATCTGTCTCTTGCCACGGCCACATCTAATTGTAACCTCGGCTATTATCCCTTCCTTGACAAGTTTGTTGAAGAAGTTTATTCCTCTTCTTGATTGATAGTTCAAGGCATTTATTATATCGGCCTTTGTCATTGCCTTTTGTCCATCCCTAGACCTCTTACACAACATGTTACTATTGTATTGAATATGATTCTTAAGGCGAAACAACTTGCCGACTTCCGCATCTGAAAATGTCCCAGGAAAATCTATGTATTGAAATACTCTGGCACTTCCTTTTCTCACCATGAACAAATAGCCATCTTCGTTGAAATAGTTTATACCCTCCGCTTCTCGGCTTTGGACTATCTCTCCTGTGTCTCTGTCTATTCGCTGTATTCTTAAAATATCATTACCTTTAGACATGTGATGCTCCCTTGATATATATTGTTCCAGTAAAGGCAGGGCTTGGTAAAAGGAGGGTATTAAATGAAAATAACAATTTATGAAGTATGATAATGCCACCAAACCCTGCCTGGTAATTTCTTATTTAACTTGCATAGTTGATTCCTGGTGAAAGTTAGAGTTTCTTTATTCCGCCAACGCCACACTGCAGCAAGAACCCTAACAAGTGCCATATCCTATCCTCTATCTTCTTCTTGCATATTTCCTCGCCAATCTCCATATCGAAGTTCGCAGGATCTACACAACTTGAACTCTCTGTTATAACGAATCCATTAACCAAGGTGGCATGTACAACCGTTGTCTTGTCCTTCCATCGCTCTACTTCGTAAGACTGAACAAAGTTATCCACATTGTCCTGGGTAATTGTTATGTTATCCCCAACCTGCATGTATGCTCTCTCGAATTGCTCTTTAGGACTCCAACTCTCGTAACCGTCTGGGTAGACAACCAAGTATCCTTTATCTTCTGGATTCTCATTCTCAGGTATTGTCCAACCCCTGTAGAGGTTATAGTCTCCCCTGGTCTTTTCTTCTGCTCTTAATAACTTGACTCCAACATAATTCTCTAACATCTTTCATTCCCCTAGAATAATTTATTTTGAATCAGCTTCTTCGCTGCGTCCAATCACTTCTAAAACATTGTATTCCTCTATAATCTCTCCAAGGTAATAACACTTGCCTGGCTGCCATTCAACTTTCAATCTGCCATCTATGGTCTTATCTTTCACAATCCCCTCGACAGGCTTCAATACATTAACTGGAACAAACATGATTCTGTCTCCTTTTCCTACAACTTTACTCATATGACCTCCGTTTAAATGTTTGATAACCCCCGGGTGTCTTTTCACACCTTTATTTCCTATATTGACGCATCAAACGCTCTACACCCTAGTCATCGACTATCTTATAGAGTTTCGTACTTTGAAAAAGTACCCGTGTAAAAAATGTAACATTCGTGTTACAAATCGACCTCTAAATGTAACGCAAATGTTACACGCCAAAATCGGGGTTTGATTGCATTTTTCAATGCTTTCAGCGATTTGGCTGTGACGAGACATATTATATAAGTATATATGTCTCAACATTACGAACTTTCTAGGTTCAAGGTCGTTTAGACCAAAGGACCTCTTCTGAACATTGTCTGCCTATTAATAATTCTCTGGATATACTTTCTTTCGCTTCTTCACAAACACAACCCCATCGTCTAGTTTGTTATACAAGTTTCTCCACTTACTCTTGGACTCCTCATCATTACTTATACCTTCTAGTATCTTAAGTCCTGTTTTGATCTGGTCGCACTCTTTACTCGTTAAGTTGATTTTCTTTGCCACTTCAATCATCTCCATTTATTTAAGCCGCCCTATGGGATTTTTTTATTTTTTGGAACGGCATGTGCTCTTTATTTGAAGCCCGGAAATTAGGTACCCCCCACCTTCGAAGCCGTAAGAAAGCGATTGGGTGATAGTGTGTAGGTGAGTATAAAGGTAAAACTGGCGAGGTCGGGTAGTTCCCGCCTACCCCCCACCCCCTTCCTTCCTTTATCACCATGAGCCTGCGGAATCAGGAGATCCTTAGAAAAATGAAAATCCCAGGGCCAATTCAAAAACCCCCTTTCATATAAGAAGGGGACCACCCAGAATCACACCAAAAATCCTTCAATAAAATAGTTTTGTCGCAAAACTTTAATTGATCGAGTAGCTAGAAAGTTGGTAATCAAACCAACTTTCTTTGCTCTCACAGAACCGGACTTACGTTTGCCGTATCCGGCTCCTGAAATTTCTCTCCGAATTAATAATAGTTCGACAATAACC